TGTGAGACTAACGCCTTAATCCGTGATTAGGGTATCGCAAAAGTAACAAGGAGATCTGAATGGCTGCTCCATTTCAGAACTATTCGGGCGGTGTCCTATTAGCGGACATCGTAAAGAGAAATAATCTCAGCACATACGTTTCCGAAGCTATAAAAGAGCGTAGTGCATTTTTACAGTCTGGTGCTATCACTCGTAATTCATTATTGGATGCAAGTGAGGGTGGTACTAGAATCCAAGTTCCTGAGTTCAACCCAATCGCTCCAACAGAGGAAATCCTTACTGGTGCTGCAAACTGGGGTACATCTACTGCTGGTTATCTAACACCACAGAAGATTGGTACAGGAACACAGATTGC